TAATAAAAGAATATGAAAAAAATAATTAATATAAAAAATTGATTTAGATTTCTAAAAAAAATAATCTAAATTAATATTAATATATTAATATGGTTCATTGGACAAATAGTTTTAAATATGGAATAGAACAACAAAAAATAGTATTACCTATTATAAAAAATTATTTTAATCGTGATATAATTGAACATACAGAACAATATAGTAAATATGATTATAGTGATGAAATATATAATTACGAATTAAAATCTAGAACTAATAATTTAAATAAATATCCTACTACAATGATTACATTAAATAAAATAGATAAATCTAAACCATTAATATTATTATTTAAATTTACCGATAAATTAACTTACATTGAATATAATGAAACTTTATTTAATACATTTGAAGTAAAACAATTTAGTAGAGCTAATCAAAAATATGATGAAAAAGATCATATATATATTCCTATTAATTATTTAAAAATAATTAATTAATTTAATTAAATTAATTAATTATATTAAGTTTATAATATATATTATATATTAATTTTAGATTTTTTCTTGTAAAATAATAAAAAAAATCTAAAATTAATTAAAATTAGATTTTATTAGATATTTAAGCGTAATAATTAATTAATTATTACGCCTAAATATCTAAAAAAATCTAATTTTCTTTTTTTGTAAAAATCTAAATGAAAAAATCTAAATTATTTAATTAAAAATCTAAATTATTTAATTAAAAATCTAAATTATTTAATTAAAAATCTAAATTATTTAATTAAAATAATAAAATATTTATATAATAAAATTATTATATAAATAAATTTAATTATTTTTTTTTTTTTTTTATTTTAAACAGGATATAAATATAATGTACCTGCAATAACAGGGGCATTAGTAGCTGTGTCAAAACTTACTTGACCTTGTATATTTATTATTTGTTCGGTTGTTATAGAAATCACTTGAGTATTTTGAAATGCTATTGTATCACCATTAAGATCTATAGTTGATGAATTGAAAGTAAATGGATATCTATCTACACCATTATTAACAAGCGTTATTACTGGTCCTAATACTGTATCTGTAGTTCCTCTAATTGATAAATATATCCAAGCTATATAATTACCTGGAAGAATATTAAAATTATTTGTTGTTGCGTAATTAAATAATGTTCCATTTGTAATAACAGGAGCAACTAAATTACATTTATAAAATGGTAAAGCAATTGTTGAAGCCGATGACATATTATATATAATATATATATATAAAAAAAATATAATTAAATACTTTTTATATATTAATTAAATTGGTAAAAAACTTATTGTTCCTTCAATTGTAGGATCATTACCACCAAATAATAATGAACATTGAAAAATTATATTAGGTTGTTCAGTAGTTATAATAACAATTTGTGAGTTTTGAAATGTTAAAGAACCGTCATTAATTAATGATCCTCCTGGATTAAAAACATTTTCAAAGAGAGGACCATTTAATAATGCAGTAGCAACTGGACCCAAATCTGTATCAGTATCACCTTCAATAATTAATGATGTCCAAACTAAATAATTACCTATAGGAATTGAAGTATTATTTTCAATAATTAAATTAAAAGGAACACCAGAAGCAAAAGCGGGAGCAGTCATATTACATTTTATAAATGGTAAATTAATTGTCGAAGCTGATGACATATATAATATAATATATATATATAAAAATAAATAAATAAAAATTTATAATTAAATTCTTTTATTATATTATAATTAATAATGAATTCACAAAATACGCCAGAAAAATTATATTACGATATTCAACTAACTAATTTAGAAACTACTGGTAATATACCACCTGTATTAAATTTTATTGAGACTAGAAATGTACCATTTTTATATGATAGTGATGAATATTATATGTCTATAATTAGATTTAGTTTAGATACTCCTAATTTACCTGTGTTTATTCCTACAATTCAATTAAATCAACCAGATATTAATTTAACTATTTATTCTGTATCTTTACAATGGACTAATCCTTTAAATTTAAATCAAGAATTTACATCTCAAACTTTTATTACATATATACCACAATCAAAAATTGCCCCTATTCCTCCACCTCCTTCAGTTAATGGAATTCAATTTAATGGAGGTAATTATTATAATATATATAATTATCAATATTTTATTTATTTAATTAATGAAGCTTTAATAACTTGTTTTAATCAATTAAATACTTTAGTTGTAGATGCAGGTTTAACTTTACCTTCTGATTATAATCCTGTTTTAAGTTGGGATACTCAAAATAATACAGCTATTTTAAACTGTGATGTTTTAGGTTATTCAACTAGTTCTAATAATTATATAAAAATATTTTTTAATACATCATTAGCACAATTATTTTCTTCTTTCCCTGTTATAATAAATTCAGAATCTGTAGTTAATGGATTAAATGCACAAATAATAACTGATTCTTTTAGTAATACAAATATTATACAATATCCTCCCAGTAATCCTATATATGACGCTATTCAAGTCTTTCAAGAATATTCTACTATTTCGCTATGGACTCCAATTACATCTATAGTATTTACTTCTAATACATTACCTATTATTTCTAATCAAGTTTCAACACCTATTGTTTTTAATGGAACTACACTTTTTGCAGGTAATGGAAATAATAGTTTAGTAAATCAAATTATTACAGATTTTATTGCCGATGATGGTGTTTATAAACCTCAATTAGTCTATGAGCCTACAGCTCAATATAGATGGATTGAATTAATGGGAAAAAGACCATTAACTACATTTGATCTACAAGTATATTGGAAAGATAGATTAGGTCAGTTGAATCCATTTTATTTATCTTCTGGATGTAGTGCAACAATTAAAATATTATTTTCTAAAAAACATACTATGGGAACTATTAAGATGTAATATTTATTTTATTTTTTTAAAAAAAATATATTAACGAAGTATAAATAATATATAGATTTTATTTTTTTTTTTATTTTTTTTATATATATAATATTATATATAAATATGTCTAAACCAGATTTTAAAACAGCTTTAGTTGAATCTACAACTATTAATGATTTGACAGACGAGGAAGTATTTGGTGTCCTTTCTGGACCTGCATTATCAACTTATACTCAATTTCAAGCTATTTCTGCTTCATCATCTCAAATTGTTTGGAATGTGCAAGTTCCATCAGAAAGTATTGTAATTGATAGACATCTATTAATGACTGCTAAAGTAAGTTTTACATTAAATTTATCTAATGTTCCAGTAGGTGAAAATTGTATTAATTGGGGTCTAGATACTGCTCTTTCTGCATTTCCTCTTTCATCACTTTTTACTACTGTTCAAGCAACTATTAATAATAGTTCTACATCCGTAAATTTACAAGATATTTTACCTATGATCTTAAGAATGAATGATAACAGAAAACTTGCTAGATATAATTCAATGACTCCATCACTTCCAGATTGTCAATGGGGTGATTTTTCTCAAGCAGTCAATACTGTTGGACCTATTGCAAATTCTAATAATAATGTATTGAGTTCTTTAAATAATAATGGATATGATAATGATTTCCAACCTCGTGGTTCATATCCTGTTGAACTTTTAGGTATCACCCACAATGTTGCAGGTGGTGGAGTAAATGCAAGTCTAGTATCTACTAATGTCGCCGATACTTGGATTATAGGATTGGCTTTTACTTGTACAGAACCATTTTTAGCTCTTAGTCCATTTACTAATTGTATGCCTCAATCTCAGCAATCTGGATCAGGTTTAATAGGTATTAATAACATGTCTATTGTATGTAATGTAGATAATTCATGTAAAAGACTTTTAGGATCTGCTAAAAATTATATTAATCTTAATAATGGTATTTCTCTTGGTTATAATCAAGGTGGTCAAAATGTTCCAGCATTTCAAAATGCAAGACTTTTATTTAATTTTCAAACCCTGAGCAGTTTGCAGTACAGTAAAATTAGTAGCAAATGCATCGTACCGTACTCAGACTATCCTAGATACCTAAGTACATTTACAACAGCTAATGAGATTAATCCTGGCGCAGTAAGTACATTAACGTCGCAAAATATTCAATTGAATCAGGTTCCTGGTCTAATAATGATTTCAGTCCGAATTCCAATGTCTCAACAAAATTATCAAAATACGTCTAGTTTCCTGTCTATTCAGAACATTTCAATAAATTTTAATAGTCAGTCGGGGCTCCTTGCATCTTGTACTCCGCAGGATCTGTATAATATCA